CGACTCTTTACGACAGGTGGTGAGGGACATGGTGCACTGCGAGCATTGCGAGAGCCTGGCAGTTGAGGTTCGTGAGACGCGGGCGTCCTTGGAGAAGCTGATCGTGGAAATCACGACGTCGCACACCATTTTGGAGGGCATGCAGAAGACGCTCCTCGGCAACGGCCAGCCGGGGAAGTGCGCACTCCACGGCGAACGCCTCGCGCGCCTGGAGCGGTGGCGGTCCTGGCTTGCTGGTGCGCTTGCCGTCATCGGCCTGCTGTGGGGCGGCACTGTCACGGTGCTCGCTGCGGTGTTGGCCGAAAGGATGAAGAAATGAGTGTGGCGGAGATCGCGGAGACGCTTGAGCCGGTGTCGCGGAAGAGCGCAGCTGCCGACAATCCGGAAGGATCGTTTAGTGACACGGCTCTTTACAAGATGGCGCGTGAGTTGCGTTTGGCCGCGGGCGACAGGCCCGATGTGGAGTCGATGTGAAGATCGTCCGTCGGTCAGTCCGGTTAATGCGCTCCGTGTGGATCGGTGAAGGTCCAAAAAGCCTTCTGGATCTGGCGAAGGAGCCTCGGCCGAAGTCGACGCTCCCAACCTCGAAGCTCTACGTTATCGAGACCGACTTTGAAGTATCTCCCGATACCTACAACAACATGCAGGCAATGCTCGATGGGGTGCGGGAAAAATACGATCTCGACTTCGTGATATTGGAGCCCGGCTTCAAGCTGAAGCGATTCGATGACTACTGACTTGATCAGGCGTCCCGTCCCCTTGCTTCGCCGGGACTGGAGCGCTCGATCGGCTTCCTCCGGCCGCTATGCCGTGCAACGCGCTGTTGGCGAGATCGTCGATGGCTATCGCCGTCGTCATGCTGAGCGGTTTCGTTACGAAGGCGCCACCGCCGGCCGACGCGCTTACGGCTGGTACGCCGCATCAACTGACGCCAACGTCGAATTGATGGGCGCACTGATCTGGCTGCGAAACCGTAGCCGGGATCTGATCCGCAATAACCCCTATGCGGCGCACGCCGTCGAAGAACTGGCTGGCAACGTAGTGGGAACCGGCATCGTGCCGAAAGCCAAGACCGGCGCCACCGCGATTGACCAGATCATCGATAACGAGTGGCCCTACTTTGCCGAGGCCTGCGACGAGCCGCAGCGTCTCGACTTCTATGGCATGCAGACACTGACTGTGCGGACGATGGCCGAAAGCGGCGAGGCGCTCGCACGATTCAGACCGCGCATGGTCGATTCCGGTTTGCGCATTCCGCTACAGCTGCAGATGCTCGAAGCCGACTTCCTGGACCAGGCCCGTACGATGGGCCTGGTGAACGGCCATGTGATGGAGGGCGTCCAGTTCGATGAGGACGGCCACCGGGTGGCGTACTGGCTGTTCAGCTATCACCCGGGTGGCGTGCTGATTCTCAATCCGCGCGGCGGCATCGTGAGCCAGCCAGTGCCGGCGGACCAGATCCTGCACACTTATCGGGTGCTGCGTCCGGGCCAGGTGCGCGGCGTGCCGTGGCTCGCGCCGGTGATGATGGCCATCCGCGATCTGGATGACTACTGCGACGCAGAACGGGTTCGCAAGAAGGTTGAGGCCTGTGTCACGGCATTCGTGACGCAACCGGAAGGCGTCGAGGGGGATCCCGTGGGAATCGCCGGGACGGACCCATCGAGCGGCCTGGCTGTGGAGACCTTCCAGCCCGGCCAAGTCGAGTACCTGAAGCCCGGACAGGAAATCAAGTTCAATAACCCGCCTCCGGCAGGCGGCTACCGCGAGTACAAGATGACCGAGTTGCAGGGGATCATGGCCGGCATCGGCCTGCCCTATGAACTCGGCACTGGCGACATGTCGCAGGTGAACTATTCGTCCTGGCGCGGCGGCATGTTGGGTTTCCGGAACACGGTTGAAAACTACCGTTGGCTCACACTGATGCCATTATTCTGCATGCCGGTGTGGCGCCGGTTCATCGACGTTCTCATCCTGCAGGGCAAGATTTCGCGGGCGGCGGTAAACGATCCGAAGGTCCACCTACGGAGTGTGCAGTGGACGGCGCCGCGGTTTGAGTCCGTGGATCCGGTCAAAGATGCCGAGGCCGTGTTGAAGGACGTCCGCATGGGCCGGAAGACGTGGTTTGAGGCTGTGTTGGAGAACGGGTACGACCCGACTACGCAGCTTCAGCAGATTGCGCTCTTCAATAAGCTGGTGGACAAGTTCGAGATCATCCTCGACGTCGATCCGCGTAACGTGACGCTGCGCGGTCAGGAGCAACCCGCGAATACCGAGGAGCGCACGCCTTCCAGCAAACCTGTTGGCGGCACCTCCGGCAGCCAGGGCCTTACGTTGTCCGAGGAAGACCTGGCGATGGTGAAAGAACTCCTGGTAGCTGGCATCACGCGCGAGACAGCGAGTTGGCAGTCCACGACCCGGCTCTACCGGGGTTAATTCCATTCCGAGAAAAGAGGGAGAACTCATGAAGGGAAATCCGGAGGTATTGGCCGGTCTTCAGGAAGCGATCACCATCGAGGCAACCCTGATGCTTCAGTACCTGCTCGACCAGAGGGACCTGAAACGCCTGGGAGTCGATCTGGCCGATGGCTTCAAACGGCTGCACGAACAGTGTGAGGACCATATGAAGTGCCTCACGAGCCGGCTGTTGTTCCTCGAGGGGGCGCCGACGCTCAATCCGAAGCCGGCGGCGACGCATGACAGCATCGGCGACATGCTGAACGGCGCGTTTGATGCCGAGCAGGCTGCTGTTGCCCGCTTCGCCGATCTCTGTAAGCAGTGCTACGAGGCCGGCGACATGTCGAACTTCCACCTCTACCAGCACCTTTCGAAGTGGCACCGCGAGGGCGACGACAAGTTTAAAGGCCATATCTGTTGGCTCCAGAAACAGCTCTTCCAGTTTAAGAAGCTGGGCGAGAACGACTACATCGCCGTCAACGCGGTGAAGGAATAGGGACTATGCCGCTTCTCAAGACCGAATACTTGCACCGGGACACGGGCGCGCCGCCGCCTGCCGCTCCGAACTCGGAAGTGTTCGCTGCCGATGCGCAAGTGTTGCCGTCCACCGCAAATGCCAAGGACGGCACCATCGACGTTGTGTGGTACAGCGGGGCGTTCGTGCCTCGAATCGATCGATCCACCGGCGAGCCGTACATGTTGAAGCTCTCCATGGACGGCTGCCGGTTCGACCGGCTGAACAACGGTGCGCCGGTCTTCGATACCCACTTCACCGGCGACGATTTCAAGTCGCTGGTGGCCGGCAAGGTTGGCACGCGCGCCCAGGTGGGCGTGGTGCGGCGGGCTTGGCCGAACGGCGACAAAGGGATGGCCACGCTGCAGTTCGACATGGGTGATCCGGACGCAACCGAGATGTTCCGGAAGGCCAGCACCGGCATCCTCCAGAACCTCAGCTTCGGCACCTTTATTTATAAGCGCGAGAAAACCGACATGCAGACCGAGGGCATGCCGGAGGGCAAGCCGCCGTACCTGAACAATCAGGAAATCGGCATGTTCACGGCCACTGATTGGGAGCCGTTTGAAATCTCCCCGTGCACGGTGCCGGCCGATTTCAATACGTGCTTTCTGAGCGCCCAACCCACCGGGGAAATCGCAGTTTTCAGTACGCCGGACTCCGGCGTGTTGGATGCACTTCGGGCAATTAGCCCGCGAAAGGAGAAACCTGCAATGCCTGAAACAGCGCAGGAAGCGGGCGCGGATGCCCGTGTAGTGAACGAACAGGCTTTGGCCGCCGCGCGGGAAGAGGCGGTCCAGGCCGAACGCAAGCGCGTCGCCGATATCGAGGCGCTCGGCACCATCCAGGGCGTCGACAAGACCCTCATTAGCGAATTTGTCACCAAGGGTGTCTCGGCCGATGTGGCGGGCAAAGAGATCCTTAACAAGCTCGCGAAGAAGGGCACGGAGACGCCGATTACCAGCCTCGGCGCGCCGACGAGCGGCCGCGGCGGCGACGCCCTGGAGAAGCGGCTCAGTTGCATGCAGATGTCGCTGCTGCTGAGGGCCGATAGCCGGTTCTTCCTGAATCGACATCCGCTGAACGGCCAATTCCTGGGCGGATGCGGAGAGAAACAACAAGCACAGGCCGAGGAGATGGGGCGGGAATACCGCAACTTCAAACTCATCGAGATGGCCAAGGAGTTTCTGCAACTCAAGGGCATCGATCCCCGGGGCATGGACGCGCGGCGCATCGCGGAACTGGCACTTCGCGCCCCGTCGCGCGGCGTGGAGTTCTTTGACGGCGCCGAATCGACCTCCGACTTCCCGGCAATTCTCGCGAATGTTGCCAACAAGACCCTGCGCCAGGGCTACGAAGCCTATCCACGCACCTTCCAGCCGTTCTGCCGGCAGATGACAGCGGCTGACTTCAAGCCTATCAATCGGGTGATGCTCGCCGATGCGCCGTCCCTGCAAAAGCTGAATGAAAAGGGCGAGTACCATCGCGCTCTGCTCACCGACAACAACATCAGTTACGCGCTCGCCACCTACGGCGAGATCGTGGCGTTGACTCGCAAGGTCATCATCAACGACGACCTGCAGGCGTTCACGCGCGTCCCCGCCTTGCTGGGCGTGGCTGCGGCGCGGCTGGAGTCGGACACCGTTTGGGCCATCATCACCTCCAATCCGGCTGCGATTTATGCCGGTGACAAGATCGCCACGGCGCTTTTCGCCGCTGCTCACAATAACCTGCTCAGCGGTAGCGCCAGCAGTATCGATCCCACCGTCAATGGCGGCATTCCGGCTGGTACGGGACCGCTCGTGGCGTTGGGCGAAGGTCGCAAATCGATGCGGCAGCAAAAAGGACCGCAGGGCACCCCGCTCAACCTGGTTCCGCGCTTCATCGCTGTGCCGACCGCACTGGAAACTTACGCGCTCCAGCTCGTGTATCCCATCAACATCGCTTCCGCTACCTCGACGGCAGTAGTTCCGGAATGGGTGCGCAGCCTGGTGCCCATCGTCGAACCCCGCCTGGATGCGGCGAGCGCGACTGGTTGGTATCTGATCGCCGACCCCGCGCAGATCGACACGGTGGAGTACTGCTACCTCGAGGGGCAGCAGGGCGTGTACGTGGAAACCAAGCAGGGCTTCGAGATTGACGGCGTCGAGATCAAGGCGCGCATGGACTTCGGCGCGGCCGGAATCGACTATCGCGGCCTCCAGAAAAACGCCGGCGATTAGGTCGCTACTGGCATAGAACAGACCAACGGGTGGGGCGGTGCACACCGCCCTCCCTGCAACCCAAGGGAGATTTCGAATGCAGAATTACGTTCAAAAAGGTAATACACTGACCGTGACCGCGCCCTATGCGCTGCTGAGCGGAGGGGGCTGCCAGGTGGGCAACGTCTTCGGCGTGTCGGTCAATAATCAGAACCCCGGCGATTCGAGCGAACTGGTGGTTGAGGGCGTCTTCGACCTGGCGAAAGATGGCAGCACGTTCGTCTCCGGCGCTAAGGTGTACTGGGACAACAGCCAGCAGTTGGCCACCGCCAACACGCTCACGACCGCAGGCGCGTCCACCAAGGAGATCGGGTTTGCGGTGCTGGACCAGGCGAGCGGAACTGCGGCGCCTGGCGGGGCGACTACCGATTTTACCGTGCGCGTGCGTCTGGTCCCGACCGGATTCACCCCGGTGGGGTCGGCGGATCTCGATCCTTCCGTGCTTCAGAAGGCGGTCGTTGCCCTCACTGCTGCGCAGATCATGGGTATGAACGCAGCGCCGGTCAATATCCTGCCGGCACCGGCTGCTGGCCAGGCGCTGGTCGTTGACCAGATTGTGGTCGAGGTCAAGCCGGGCACTGTCCAATTCGCGGGTGGGGGCGCGGTCACCCTTCCGTACCAGGGTGGTGCAGTAGTACCGCACTCCTCGAACATTCCTGCCGCCACGGTCAACGCGGCGGGAGAGAGC